TCTCGTGAAGGAAAGTTAAGGATAGCTGAATTTGAAATCAATCAAGATTTATTTGATGTTGGATTAGCTTGTCTTAAACTTTTTAATTTTAAACCAAAAAAAAAGGAGAATAAATAATGAGTCATATACAAGGCGAAGTTAGTGCTGTGTTTGATAATAGAACTTATAAAGGTCAGCCTAACCAATACCCTTATTGGAAGATTATGATTGGGGATAGTGAGTTCAATGCTTATACCAATAATGATATAGGTGTAAAAAAAGGAGATAATGTTAGCTTACATTTTGGCATATCTAAAAAATCAGGTAAAACTTACATTAAATCTGATTATGAAACTAAGAAACTTAAACTACAAATTTTGCCACAAGGTCAGCCAGTTCCTCAACCAGTTCCACAAGGAATACATGAAGAAATACCTATTGATGATGATCTATCCAATTATGAGCCTGATCATTTTTCTAGTAATGGTGTCGTTGATAATAGTGGTACAAATTTTAATTATGGTGCTAATGTTAAAAAGCCAGTTGATCAAAAGTCATTAGAAATGTTCTGTATGGCTATGGCAAAATCAGCATTAGAATCTAATCAGCTAAAAGCAGATAGACAAAGCATTGAAAATTTCATAAAAGATATGAAAACTGTATTTGTATCTGTATTTTAATATGAATTTAACTCCCAGCTTTTTATCCTATATCCCTTGTTATTTCATAATAGGTTTTGCTGGGAGTCCCCCAACTATTGCTAAAAATATAAATTTAATATAATGACTATAACTAAGACTGTAATGGGATCATGTTTTTTTGAATACATTACTGAACATGACTCAGTTGAAAAGGCTTTAAATAATGAAGGCATATTTAAAGAAGTAAAAGTTAATAAAGTTCGTGTTGAACGAACATTAACAAAGGAGAATGATGAACAAAGACATCAGAACTCTGACAAAGTTGAGGGATAGGAGAGAAAAATCTCATCAACTTTATTTGGCTAATTTATACAAAGCCAAAAAGTATTTTGAAAGATATAAAGAATATGCTTTCAAAGTAGAGAGAGTTCAAGAAGAACTAACAGCTTAGTTAGTTTTACAACTTAAAAATGTAAAGGAAGGATATGGACGCATTTGCTTTAAAAACACCTGAAACAATCAAAGAAGAATTAGATCAAGCTAGTGATGATATGGCAGAGAAACAATATCAATACAAAATGCTTGATGAGCATAAAAAGATTATTACTGAAATGTTAACTGTAAATTATAGATTAAAAAAAAATTGCAGTATGGCAGAAGCTAAGTCCTACGCACTATCTGATGAGAAATATAAAACTCACATAGATGGTTTATTAGAAGCAGAAAAGATTTACACTAAATCTAAATCTAATTATGCAAACTTATTAGCAACATTGGAATACATGAGATCATGGATAGCAACACAAAGACACATCAGCAAATAGACGATAGAGGAGAAAATGATTTAGAGAGAATTATTGAGGAACTAACTAATCAAACTATTTTGTTAGAGCAAAAAGTGGAGATGCAACAAAAACAACTAGAATATTTAAAACAACAAATAAGGAAGTATAGTGGAAAAGAAAATTAGTCCAAAAGGAGAGCATCACAAATTAGATTATCAAGAACGAGCAAGTAATTATATTAATTATGCTGAACAAAGATTTGAAGAACATTGTAAGCAAAGAAACTTTAAATATTCTAAATTACTATTAAACGACAAAGAAGATTTTATAAATAGTCCTATTCCTTTTTGGTCTAAGCTATCTCCATTATTGCAAGGACTTCCTGATTATTTTTTTTATGGAATATCTGACGGAAAATCATTTCAATGCTTCGCAGAAATAAAAAGTTCAAATCGTATCAAGCTAAAAGATTTTGTTAAGTATTGTGCGTTTAAATCTATGTTCTGTGAAAATGAATCTTATACTAATTACAGAATATATTTTTGTTTTAAAGATAAAATCATAGCCAAATCAATAGATCAAATATTACGAATTATTCCACAAAGTAAGCTAGAAAAATACCCTGAAGGCACAGAATACTTTATTTTACCCTTATAAATAGCTGTTTTTTAACTGTTGCTATTAATATAGTTTATATATATAAAATCTATATGAAAATAACAAAGGAGAAAAAAATGAAAATAAATGATCTAGTTTGGTTAAAGCAAAGAGATTATTCACAAGAAACTTGGACATTAGGTAGAATTAAAGGTTTCACAAAAAAAATGATTAAATGTGAAGATTTAACTAGACCTGAAATTACACAAGACAAAAAAGGTGTAGGAAATTTTTTAGCTAAAAATGTTAGATTGCTTACTAACGAAGAATTACAAAACCCTTATTATCAAAAAAAATTAAACGAGGAGAACGCATAATGAAAAAAAAAATAGACCAAGCAAAAAAAGAAGTAATAAAAATTCTTATGGAAGATCAACCAAAAGGACTTAATCTTTCAAAAGAAAAAATAGAAGAATTAGCTACTAATTTAATAAATAATTATTTAAAAAACAAAAAGGAGATAGCATAATGAAAAAATTAGGAAGACAAATTAGAGTAAAATTTATTTATACAGATGAGTTGTTAAAAAAACTTTTTCAAGACTGTTATGAAAAAAGTTGGTATCAAGAAATGAAAGAAGAATTTGCAGTTAAAGAAATAATTAAATTTAATCCATTTTATGGAGATTCTTATGAAAAAGAGTTATTAACTTTTAGTTATAGTTTTACTTTTTTTAGTTATAAAGATATTGCAGAAACTTTAAAAGATTACAAAGATTTTGTTATTTTAGAATATCGTATTACAGATAATAATAAAAATTATTTTGAAAGTAAGCAATATGGTCATAGTTGGGCTTGTGATGTTACTGGTTTAAATATGGAAAAATGTTTAGAAAAGTACATTGATTTAGAGAAAAGAAATTATGATATTGTAAATACTAAAGCTGGTGCAAAATATCCTATAAAAAAAGTTTATTATTATGGAAGTAAAATTTAATGAACAGTATTACAAAGTTCCAAATCAATATCTGCAAAGTTTGCTTGTTCTAAAGAATACTCTATTCCTAAAACTTCGTATCTGTCATTGGATTTAGCAAAGTTAATAATTTGATTGGTGTTCACTAAATAAGGATAACAATCCTCAACCTTTACATAGCTGTAATTAGATTCATTTGTCTTTTTGCAAAGATAAGAAATAATAATCGTGCTTAGCACATATTCATAGGTCATTTTTTCTTAAACATATCCATAGTTGGTTTAAGTCCATAAATTGAACCAAAGATTCCTACTACCAACCATTTATAAAATTCAGGAAAATTATTAAAATAATGAAAAAACAAATCTAGCTTTTCTTTTGCATGAACATCATTAGAAAAAATTGACCAAGCTAAAACAACTATTGGCAGTATAACAATTAATAATACCACCTCATCTTTCCACCCCATGTTTTGATTATCCATGACTTTAGATTGATACTCAACTTCGCCTTTAGCTACTCGTTCCATATAGTTTCGTTCAGCAAGTGCCTCTAGCCTTTTGGTTTCCTGTCTTTTCTCAAAAACATCAACTCCAGTTTTAAAAGCCATTCCTATCAAATTCCACCACATATCAAAATCCTCGTTCTATATTTGTTCTAAAACAAGCTAAACTCCGTCAAATTGCCTGTTTTTTTTAAGATTTGATTGCCTTGCCTTATCAACCCTTAGACAGAGTAAATACCATAGCTTAAAATGCGTTTAAATCAGCTTTTGTCTATTTTCTCTATCAGTAGTTGTATATAGTGAATAGCTTTGTTTAAATCTTCTATTTGTTTAGCAGTATCGCTATTTTTACTATTGTACCTACTTAGGTACTTGATAGCATTACCTTGATACCAATTCAAATTGTTTTCGTAGATATAATCAGAAGGTTGAATCTTTAGGTCTTTGTAATGTGAACCACCTACTTGAGTATCTTTAGCTGATTTAACTTTGTCAAAATAGTTAGGGTTGGTCATTCACAGTTTCTCATAAGATCGGCAAGTGTTTGGCATCTCTGTTTAGTTTGAGCATACCACTTAGAAGCAATCATTTCATCTCCAGCAGTCTTATAGTTCTTCTCTTTTAATGCTTTAATCATAGCTTTGAATTTATTTACATTCCCAATACCTAATTGAAATATCATCTCAATTAATATTCCTCTTGCATCATCACAAATATCTAAGTCATTAGCTTTACAGAAAAACTCCATTTGTTCTTTTGCATTGTTAAAGTCTTTATCAAATAATTTTTCAAGTTCAGCTTTTGGATATTCTTTTCCTTCTTCAAATTTATCTTTGTAAGTTACCAAGTGACCATAACCAATAGTAGCTTTTCCTAAACTATCTTCGTACACAGTATCTCGGTATCCTTCATGTATTTTGATTCTAATTTTTATTGCGTCTATGTTCATACTAATTTACCTATCCATTTTCCTGATTTGTCTAATACCATTGGCATAAGTTTTGGAGTTGAATCAATAATCATACCACAACCCATAATAAATTTAGTCTTAAAATTTTTAGCATAATGAAATGCCATATTAGTTTGTTCTATCATACAGCCTACTTGCATACCCCACATAAGAGCATCTGAATTAGCCCAGTATTCTATTTTGAACTTTGAATGAAAATGACCTTGAACAGTACACATGCCCTGTATCTGACTAACACGAGCAACATCAGCAGAAATACCATGAGTAAAAAAACATCTTTGCTTATTAGGTAAGGTTATTGTTAGATCATTAACCCAATTCCATTTCTTAACATTTAAGAAGTCATTATAATCTCTTAAAAAGCCTCTTGGGATACCATGCTTAATTCCTTTTCTATAAATTAAACTAGAGTGATTAGAGTCAAGCAAAGTCATTTGTGGAAATATGTTTTCTAATTCTTTAATATATTCTTTTGCCAAACTTAATTCATGTCCAGCACTAGGTAAGTCAGGGTTTGAATCATGGAAGCTAAGAGCATGACAATCAATCTCATCTCCTATGTTAATGATGGTATCAGGTTTAAATTGCTTCTTTATTTCTTTAAGAAACGCAAAGCTATCCTTTCTGTGGTATGGAATATGTAAGTCGGATATGATGAGTATCCGTTTATGTTTTGACATTATGTTATTTTATAAATTGTCCGAATAAACTTATCAATGTAATAATCAAAGCACCCATTCCACCAATAAGCCAATAGATAATATTATCTACTTTTTTTTCTATTTTATAAATAGAGCAACTTAAATGTTTTAAGTGATTGTTTTTTAAATGTGAAATATCTTTTTTTAAACCAGTAATATGACCATGAAGACTCACTATTTCTTCTCCAACAGTTTTAGGTTTCTTAGGCATATGCAACTATTATTAGTATTCGCATATTCTGTCAAATAGGTTTTCCCTGACCTCTTTTGATTTTTCTTGTATAGCCTTTGCGTTTCTTTTTGAACCATCTACCTTTTCTTTTTTTTCTTGTTCTTTTTTGATGAGTAGGAACTCCAATGGAGTGTTTCTTTGCCATTATAAAATTAAACTAAATGGGTTAAAAGAATTAGGATTTTGTGGTGTAGGTCTTCCACATTTACAATTTTTTAGTAAGCAACATAAACCACCACACAATTTATATATGCAAGTTTTCATTAATTATTCTTCGTCCTCGTCTTCAGAGTCATCTTCAAATTCTTCATCATTTTCATAGTCATCAGCTTCATCAGCTTCTTCCATATCATAGATAAAATTTTTGACTTCTTCTAACTTATCGTCAAATTTTTCTTTAATGTTGTCTAGTTGGTCTAGCAACTTTTCTAATTTACTGTTCATTACAACTCCATTGGTTAAGGTTAGAATTGCTTAATAGCAAAGTTAGTTCCTAGATCAATAGAATTATTTTTTATTTTGATTAAAAAAATCTTTCCAAAAATCAGCTACTTGTTCTTGGTAAGATTTAGCATCTTCTTGCCAGTCTTTAAAAAACTTAGTCCAAAAAGATTTGATAGTATTATAGTCCATCATTTGCTTATCCATTCTTGTTCGTGTTGGTTGTATGTCCACATGACAGGCTATATATGTTGCGATGCAATAAATTACAAGTTCTATCTTGCTGTTGCTGGAATATTATTTGTTCCTACTAAAGGATTTTCTGCAAATGCCATGTAGATATAAGTTCCGCCTGATGCGTTAATACCAGCACTTGTTCTTCTTGGTTTAAAACCATTAGATAAAATATCTATGTTATCAGTTGCTGTGCCTTCTGCGTAACTACCATTTGGGTATAATTCTTGTTGTGCCACATTGTATGTATCTCTTTTTGTATCTATTATAACCCAATCATACCCAGCACTATCTATTCTTTTATATAAAACAAAAGCTGGTTTAAACCCAGTATAAACAAATGTTCCATCAGCAGAACCATTGCCTGTGTATTTGCCAAACTTGCTGAAAGATTTTTTTTCTGCGAAGCAGTAATTTATATAGCTAGTTGTGCCACCGACACCAGCGTTAATACCAAATGTTGTAGTGGTCATTCCAGCACCCCAAATATTAGTAATATTTTGAACAGCATTTGTTGTATTTAAGTATAAATAATAGTTTTCAGGAGATGAGTTTAAATTTTCATTATATACAAGCCAGTTAGTAGCATCATTTATAGCATGTTGTATAATCATTTTACATTTGGCATTTAATCCATGACCTACTGTTCTATTTCCACTTCCTGAATTTGTAAAAGACACAATACTAAATCCACTTGTTGTATTAGCTGAAACAGTAGAAGCAATATCTCCATCTGTGTTTGATACTGCTGTTCCACCAGCTAACCAGTTCCATGATGCGTAGTTATTTGTATTTGTATTAAAAGCACCTTCTGAACCTAATGTAAAACCATCACTATCAAAGCTTTGAAGATAATTTGCATTTGTTACTGTTGCATTAGTTGTATTACTTAATAAAGCATTTGTTGCTCCTCTAATAACATCAAAAAGACCATGAGAATTAGCACTTGTTCTATCTTTTACCCAAACCCAATCAGGTTGAAAATTAACTCCTGTAATATTATTAGTTCCGCCATTACCTGTATATAGAACTGTATTAAAATAATCTGAAGGTTTATTTATCTGTGCCATTAGCTGTACTCCTGTGCGTTAATTGATTTTGTGCAAAGTGCTTTGTAACCTGTTGGAACTGTGTATTCAAAGATACCAATTCCATCATCAGGATTTTGTGCTGAAGCTACTGGAGTTGTTCCGAAGTAGCCGTTGCCGAAGTTTGCACTCCAAGTTTTAGTTCCTGTGCCATCAAAATCACCAACTGCTGGACACCATATTCCATTAGTAGTTGATGCCGAAGCTGTTATTGATGTTCCACCTGAATTAACTAGAGTTCCATTTTTGTAAAAATAAACAAGGTTATTATCTAAATCTAAAGCAGTTCCTATAATATCTCCTGTTGTAAAAGTAGTACCAGTAGATGTTTCAACAGTATTAATTCTTATTGTTCCATTTTGACCTTGATAAGCTACTGCATCTGATTGATTTCCTAATGGTGTAGTTGTTCCATTTGGAGAATTACCTGACCAACCTATTGAATACCAAGTATTTGCACTACTTGTTGCAACTGCTTTTGCTTCATAATACCATTTGCCTTGTGATACTCCTAATGTTCCTCTCACATAAGAATATTCAGAACTACCTGTAACAATAGTGTTATTTCCATTACTAAATGTTCCAGCACAATAAAAATTATCTAAAGGATTCAATGTAGCAAAAAAATTAGAAGGTGTATCTATTGTTTGTGTCATTGTACCATTCACAGTAAAGTTATTTGCATTACCTGAACTATCTGTTCCCATAGAACCTGAGTTCTCAAATTTTAAGAAGAAACCATTTGTACCATAAGTAACACTAGGTGCAGTTTTAGCTTTCCATATTCCCGTGGTTGCATCTGTTTCTCCGAAAGCTGATGCGTCATAAACTGTGCCGTCTATGAAATGAACATGAGTCATTGAGCCGTCAAAGTAATTGGTATCATCACTTCTTCCACCAACTGTAACTGTTCTTGAAGCTGTGTTAAAATATCCTGTTGTTGGAAAAGTATTATTTGTAGCATAGTCAGTTACTAATTCACCATTAACATAAATATTAACTGTTGTACCATTTCTTGAAATAACTAAATTATACCAAGCAGAAACATCTCTGAAAAGTTGGTTTGTTATTTTTTCATATCCAGTAGAACCATCATACAAATTATAAAAAAGTTGATTTGAAGAATTTATTCTAATTAGTTCAAAAGTACTTGAAAAAGTTCCTAACAAAAGTGCATCATTAATATTAAGATTTCCTCTTTTAAACCAAGCTGAATAAGTCCAAATATTAGTGTTTGTGGTTGATGATACTGTTCTTTGTAATCTTGTACTAGCCAT